GTTTCAAGGTAGGGGTGGATTGAGTGATGCATACAATTATGCGATGAAAGACCTTTCAACTGCAATCAAATCTCTTTCAGATAAACAAAGAGATAAGATTTTTAAACAAGGTGCATGTTTTATGAACCTTGAAGTAATATATCCAACATCAGTTAACGTAATTCCTTATGGACAAGCGTTACTTGTGTTCCATGGCACTATGGAATTCAATGAAGAAGGTGTTGCGATTGGAGAGAATGGTGAAGCAGCAAGAATATTAGCTGGTATGATTAAACAAGTCAACAAAGATGTACAAGATAATTACACAATTCAAGGACCACCTATCGTAAAATTACCAAAATCACAAGATTTATCAAAAAAACGTAGTAAATACTCATCACAGATATCTAAATTACAAAAAGAGTTTGGATTAAAGGATACAGATGGTGTTGCAAACTACCATCAAGCGTGGTGGGAACAATGGGTTGATAAGAATTCTCCATCAACACTCGATAACAAAACCAAAATGGGGTTAGTTAAGAGATGGGCGTTCTTTGATAAGAAGTTTAGATTAGATAAAAAGAACATTACTGATGAAAAAACATTAGAATGGGCTAAAAAGATAGATAAAGATGACCAAAAGAAGATTGGTAAGAAGAACTTAATGAAGTTCGAACAGATATTCTTAGGTTTAGGTGCTGAAGTATTAGAATTTACTTCATCTGCCCTTACTGTTAATCCTGATAAGGCAGTTCGTGATATGAAAAAACGAATTGATAAAACAATCAAAGATGTTAAGAAATCAGCTGACCCTAAAAAGATAGAAAAACTAAAATTAGAGTTAGGTAGATTGAATTCTATTGGTGGGACTAAAAAAATAGTTCCAAATGAAGGTATAGTATTTCTATATAATGGTAAAACATTCAAACTTACAGGCACATTTGCATCAGTAAACCAAATACTTGGTATTTTCTTCTAAATTTTCGGTTTCTCTATTTTTATATATTTATATACAATAACATAACCTAATGTATAATAATGGGTAAAGAATTTAAGAAAAAGTTTATGCACCCAACTCGTAGAAAGTTGGTGGATATGGTTCAGACAGGTAAGTATGATAAAAAAACTACTGTTGGATATACAAAAGCAAAAGAAACCCACAATGTAGGGGATAAGTGGGAAGATGAAACTCACAAATACGAAAAAAAGGAAGGATATACCATAAAAACTGGTAAGAATAGTGAAACCTTCCAAGCAATAAGAAAATATTTATCAAAACTTAATACTTGTAACAATAAAGAGTGTCCAAATGTTGGAAACTACACTTCTAATCATCTAAAATCTATAAAACTGTTTGGTTACTGTATAGATTGTATGTCAAAACTAGAATTGGATTTAAAAGAACATGGATTACTTGAATCATTTGCTGCATATCATATTTATACAAACAGAATTAAAGAGGGAAGGATGGTTATCGATAAAATTGAGGCCGATATCTCTGAATTAAAACAACAATATGATGAAATCGATGATAAAGGGAAAGTAGTTAACTCATATGTGTTACCTAGACCCGTTGAAGAGATGAAACAAGAGATGAGAGATTTTGTTGCAAAAAGTAAAAAAGAAATTGAAGAAATTGTAGAGGCCAGGGAAGAGCATTTTACAAAATTAAAGGAGAAAAACTATGAGCATTATATTTAGTTTATTAATTAAAAGATGGAGAGAGATATTAATCCTTCTTTTAGTTGGTATTATACTATTTTTGCGAGGGTGTGGTTCGGATTACGGTGATAAAGAAATTGTAGAAATAGATGGAGAGAAGTTTGAGTTGTTAGAACAAAAAACTGATACTGTATTTGTTGAAAAAGAAGTCAAAGTAACGAAGTACGTTCCAAAGTACATCACAAAAGAAGTAATCAAAGAAGTGGAAATACCAGTTGATATTGATTCACTTGCTGTTATCAAAGATTATTATGCAAAGTATGTGGTTAAAGATACATTAAATCTTACATATGACTTTCCAGAGGTAGTTACCGATTCATTAGGTAATAAACCAAGTGGAGATTTAGGATTTGGTATTTTAACTGATGTGATTTCACAAAACGCAATAGAATCAAGAGAGATTGATTGGTTCTTCAAGATTCCAACAGTATATAACACAACAATTGTAAAAGAGTTACCAAAAAATGAATTTTATATTGGATTAGGTACAGGTATAGACCAAACCAATGGTTTAAATAATCTTAGTGGTAATATTTTATTGAAAAACAAGAAACAAAACATCTATGGTTTAAATCTTGGGTTATCAAATCAACTTGGTGAATATAAACCATTCATCGGTGGTTCTATATATTGGAAACTAGGAAAAAAATAAATGAGTCAAAAAAAATCGCTAAAGGATATTATAAAACTTGAGTATCAGAAATGTGCTCAAGACCCCATACACTTCATGAAGAAGTATTGTATGATACAACATCCTGTCCGCGGTAAAATTCCTTTTCATTTATTTCCATTTCAAGAAAAAACACTTGATGGGTTTGCAGAAAACAGATATAATATTATTCTGAAATCAAGACAGACTGGTATATCAACTTTAACTGCAGGATTTGCATTATGGAAGATGTTATTTAATCAAGATTTCAATGTATTAGTAATTGCAACCAAACAAGAAGTTGCTAAGAACCTTGTAACGAAGGTTCGTGTAATGAATGATTTCTTACCTAACTGGTTGAAACAAACAACAGTAGAAGATAACAAATTATCTCTGAGATATTCAAATGGTTCTCAGATAAAGGCAACTTCATCAAGTGGAGATGCCGGTCGTTCTGAAGCATTATCACTTTTGGTGTTTGATGAGGCAGCGTTTATTGATAACATTGAAGATATTTGGATATCTGCACAATCAACACTATCGACTGGTGGTAACGCGATTATTCTTTCTACTCCAAATGGTGTTGGAAACTTTTTTCACAAAACATGGGTAGAGGCAGAAGAAGAAGTTAATGGATTTAACCCAATCAGATTACATTGGAGTGTACATCCAGAAAGAAACCAAGAGTGGAGGGATAAACAAGAAATATTACTAGGACCAAAAGGAGCAGCACAAGAATGTGATTGTGATTTCGTTTCTTCTGGTGATACTGTGATTGACCCTCAACTTTTAATGTTCTACAAAGAATCGTTTTGTCAAGAACCAGTTGAAAAGGGTGGATTTGACGGAAACTTATGGAAATGGGAATATCCAAACTACAATAAAGGTTATATGGTAGTTGCCGATGTTGCTCGTGGTGATTCATCCGATTATTCTGCATGTCATGTTATTGATATTGAAGAGGCATCTCAAGTAGCAGAATATAAAGGTAAATTAGATACAAAAGATTTTGGAAATTTCTTAGTTGGACTTGCTACCGATTATAATAATGCATTACTAGTGATTGAGAATGCAAATATTGGATGGGCAGTTATACAACAAGTAATTGATAGAGGATATCAAAACTTATTCTACATGAGTAAGGATTTAAAATATGTAGATGTAGAAAATCAAATGACAAATAGATATCGTGCCGAGGAAAGAGGTATGGTTGCAGGATTTAGTACTACATCTAAAACAAGACCACTTATTATATCAAAGTTAGACGATTATTTCAGAGATAAATCTGTAACAGTTCGTTCTAGTAGATTAGTTGATGAATTATTCACTTTCATATGGAATGGGAATAGAGCAGAAGCAATGAGAGGATATAATGATGATTTGGTTATGAGCTTTTCAATCGGATTATGGGTTAGAGATACCGCTTTGAGATTAAGACAAGAAGGTATTGATTTAACAAAAAAGGCCTTGGGTGGAATTGGAACAGCAACTCATGGTGCTGTTTATGGGGGTAGTTCTTTACCAGATGGTATGGAATCAAACCCGTGGAAACAGAAAATTGGTGATTCAGAAGAAGATTTGACATGGTTAATTGGTTAATATATAAAAAGATTATATTTATAAAGTAAGGAGTATAATATTATGGAAGATATAACAAAAGCACTTTATTCAAATTTCGTAAATACAATCAGAGAAACCGCTGATGAAATCGAAGAGTATGATTGTGAGAATGAACAAGATGTAAAAGAGATTGTTGAGTTCTTAAAAGCATACAAACCAGAGGTCAACGAGGCTGAATATCAAGGTAGAAAAGTAAAATTGGGTAAACCAATGCAAGGTGATGTTAAGAAGTTTAAAGTTTACGTTAAAAACCCACAAGGTAACGTAGTAAAAGTAAACTTCGGTCATGGAGGTAGTTCTGCAAAAGGAAAAACTATGAAAATTAGAAAATCTAATCCTAATGCAAGAAAAAACTTTAGAGCAAGACACAATTGTGATAATCCAGGACCAAGACACAAAGCTAGATACTGGTCTTGTAGAAAGTGGTAAAAATAAAATAAAGGTTATAATTTAAAATAGGAATAAAATGGCAGATACTTCATTTTTTGGTAGGTTAACTCGACTGTTTTCAACACAGGCGATTGTTCGTGTCGATAAAGATGGTAAAAGAAAGGTAGTTGATACTGATGATAGACAACGAACAAACCTTTCTTCACTAAGAGACAGATATACCAAACTACAAAAGACACAATACGAAATGGCTGGCGGGGCTCAATCAATGGCCTACCAACAAGTTCGTAGAGAAATATTCAGAGATTATGATGCAATGGATAACGACCCAATAATGGCATCAGCTCTTGATATATTTGCAGATGAATCAACATTAAAGAATGAATTTGGAAATATATTAACTATTCGTTCCTCAAATGAGAACGTACAAGAAATACTTAACAACTTATTCTATGATATAATGAACGTAGAGTTCAATTTATGGCCATGGGTAAGAAATATGTGTAAGTATGGAGATTTTTTCTTAGGTTTAGAAATGGCTGAGGGTAAAGGTATCGTTAACGTAACACCTTACTCAGTATATAACACCGAAAGATTAGAAAGAACCGACCCTGAGAATCCTAATTACGTTAAATTCCATATAGAAGATGATATCAATGGAAAAGTTGATTATGAGAATTGGGAAATTGCACACTTTAGATTATTAGCAGATACCAATTGGTTACCATATGGTAAATCAATGGTTGAAAATGCTAGAAGATTATGGAAACAATTATCTCTTATGGAAGATGCAATGTTGATTCACAGAATCATGAGAGCACCTGAGAAGAGAGTTTTCAAAATTGATATTGGTAACATTCCACCAAACGAAGTTGATAACTATATGCAAAGAATTATCAACAAGATGAAGAAAGTTCCTTTCTTAGATAGAAACACAGGTGAGTACAACTTAAAGTACAACATGCAAAACCTTAC